TTGATTTAACTATAATAAAATCAGGAGCAGTACTTAATCCATGTCCTACAGTTCTACTTGCTGATTGACCTGTATATGTTACAATAGAAAAACAACCACTAGGATCAACTTGTACTGTAGATGTTATAGAGCCATTACTATTACTAGAGGTTGTACCACCATTTGCTCTCCAATGCCAACTTACATAAGTATTTGAACTAGCATTTACATAATCTAAACCACCACCAAAAGATATAGATGTACTAGATACTCCAGATACTCCAGTAGAATTTCCTGTTCCTTCACTTACAGTTTGATCTGGATGAAGATAAGGACTTGTACTATTTATTCCTCTATTTGAATCTACTACATAATGTCTTTTTGTTGTTCCTCTATTTTTCATCCAAATAAAATCAGGTTGTAGTACAGTTGTAATAGAACCAGAAGAACCTGTTCCTGTATAAGTTAAAGCTTGAAACAATTTCTGTGGATAATTATCATCAGTTTGTGCAGGATCAACTGCATCTGCTGTTGGTAAATTGGCAGAATTTAAAGCTAAATGACCTGAAGGTGGACTATAATAAAAATTACCATAACCATTACCATCAGCATTTCCTTGTGCTGTTTTATTTCCAGCAAAAGTTCCATCTTGTCCAAAATTCCATACTTGAATAGTTGTTGCGTTTGTGCCACCACCCATTCCACCAGCAGGAAAGTATTCTTGTGTAGCTGATATAGTAGCTGTAAATTGTAAAGCATTATCTTTATAGAACTTTGCTTCATTATCATCTCTATTTATAGCAATGCCTAATATAGTATGTTTTGTTGTGCCAAAAGAACCTGATTCTGCTGATTCAGTTCCACCAATATATTTTCTAATATAGTAATTTGAACCACTATATTGACTCCAACTTGCACCATAAGTATTAGAATTAGAACTTCCTCCTCTACCATCTCCAGAAGAATTAGCTGTTATTCCTGTAATTCCATTCCACATTTCTTGAGCAGAATCAGCATAACAGTAGGCTTCCCAATACCATTTACCAGTTAAAGGAACTGCAAAAGTTGCCTTACCTCCTCTTTGATTACCTTCAGTTATTTGTAAATTTCCATTAGAGATAGCTGATGTATCAACTGTTGGATCTAGCACATTAATAGTAGGATAATTAGCACTACCTTCACTACCAAAAGTTGGAGAGTCTAGTATTTGATCGTGTGCTGATAAATTAACTGGTGTCCAATCATTATTATTACCTGAAACATCATTACCTAATGCTGAAGAATCTGCATAATCTAAATGAAAACCATTTGTACCAAAAGTTAATCCACTAACATCTTTAGGAATCCACACACCATTTTTAGTTTCACCAAAAGAATCAGGATCTAAAGCTGTACCATCAATCATAATAGTTTCAGCTAAATATGCTTTAAGTGGTGTTTCCCCTAAAGTACCAGAAGAACCTCCTATTACATGTTCAACACTATTATTAATAGCAGTATTACCAGACACACTAGCTGTAGCTCCAGACGCAGCTACTCCATTAACATATACTGTAGAAGTTCCACTACCATGTTTCCATACTACATTATACCATGATGAAATATCTCTATATAAACTATTTGAAAAGAAAAAGTTAGCTGCACCAGAAGAAGAAAACAATTTAGTTTGACTATAATTTAAACGATAAAAAGTATCTTGATTTCCAGAACCTGTTCCTGCATTTAAAATACCTCCCGGTTGGTCAGAATTAGTAGAAGTTCCTAACACAGTTACTTTAATCCATGTAGAAAATGTCCATGTAGCTCTATTACCTGCACCACTAGGAGTACGTTTTAAATATCCAGAATCTCCCAACCTGACTGAATTAGCTATTTGATGCGTATAGAAACCACCTGCACCAGCTGCAGATTTAAACATATAAGGATTAGAGAGAGGTCCACTCATAAATTACTTACTCCGTTACTATGAAGGTGTTGCAAATGCTAATTGAGGTGCTCCTAATAATACACTATTTGAAGCATCTACGAAATATGGTATAACGTCTACAGAATTAGCAGCTGTAGATATTGTTCCGGCTGTTCCTGCAGGCCATTCGTAATCAGTACCTGTTGATAAAGTCCTACTACCTGTACCATCTTGTATTAACACAATTACACCACTTTGTCCAACACTTTCTGTACTTGGATTAGCTAAAGTTACATTTCCTGTTGCTGTTAGTACAAAGTTTTGGTAGGTGTCATAATCTAGTGTTGTACTACCTGTTGCATTGGCTGTTTGTGTAGCCCCTACAGCTCCAGCACCAAAGATTGATTTACCAGCAGCAGACATGTCCATTGTTAAGGCTGTTACAGCACTACCACCGTCATCACCTTTGAATATAATATCTTTGTCTTGTACACTAGCAGTTATTACAGCATCAGAAGAACTATTGCTAAAGTCAAGTATTGATGTACCACCATCTTTAAATGTTACGTTAGCTCCATCTGCATCAAGAACAATGTCTCCACCAGAATCTAATGTTACAGTAGTACCAGCAAGTTCAGCAGTACCGTCAGCTGTTATCTGTATGTTACCTGCAGCAGCTGCTGTGTCAGTTGTTTCTATTGTTAATGTACCGTTTGTGCCTACAGTAAATACAGCTGTATCATCTGTAGATCCTGTCATGGTTATTACTTTACCATTTACAGCTACATCATCCACAGTCAATGCTGTTAATGTGCCTAAACTTGTTATGTTAGCTTGTGCAGCAGTAGACAGTGTACCGGCTATGCTACCACCAGATACGTTGATACCTGCACTAAATACAGGTATTTGATTCATGGTTACTACACCATCTGAAGCTATAGTTATTGCATCAGCATCAGAGGCAGAACCTATTGTGCCACCGTCTTTGATAAGTATGTCGTCTTTAAATGTTACGATACCACCTGAAGATATTATCATTGCATCTGCAGCAGAAGCAGAACCTATTTGACCATCGTCAGCTATTTTAATATCATGGTTAAATACAGCTGTACCTGCATCGGACATATCTAAAGTCAGTGCTGTTATATCTGAACTACTATCAGTTCCTTTAAATATAATGTCAGCATCACCAGCTTGTGCATCTATGGTTATGTTACCAGAAGAAGTTGCAATAGTTACAGCAGCATCACCGGTTGATATATCGTCAGCAGCTGTTGCAGAACCTATGTATGTTTTAATTCTAGAAGCAGCAACTTTTCTGTTTGTACCACCAGCACCATCGTCAATAATAAATAAATCAGCATCGGCTATGCCAGCACCAATGTCTGTAGCACCGTCTATATCTATAGCAGCTACAGGTAATGTTCCTGAGTCTCCAGAACCTATCAAGTTACCTGTTGCTGTAGGCAATGTCAACACTGCTGAACTACCTGCAGAGTGTGCTGGACTTTTTAACTGTACACCATGAGAGTTATTTTCACAGTTAAATTGAATTGTACCCGGATTGGTGTTTCCTTTGATTGTTACATGACCTGTGCCTTTTGCTGCTAATTCAAGGTCAATGTTTGAATCGTCACCTGTTGCTGCTAGTGAAGGAGCACTGCCTGTTGCAGCATTTGTAATATCAAATTGATTTACAGCAGATGATGTTGTTTGGAAAATTATTTGTTCGTTACCGTTTTCATCACCGAGGAAGTGTGCATCGTCTATTAATATGTTTTGAGAATTAGTGTCTAAGTTACCACCTAATTGTGGGGATGTATCTTCTACTACATTTGATATTGCACCAGAAGCAGCAAGACCAGATACAACTGCACTTCTTGTTATCTTTTTAAGACCACCACCAGATGTGTCTACAGCTAAGAAGACATCATCGTTAGCTACGGTAGATATTTCAGATAAATCACCTACTGCTACAGGATTAAAGTTAGTTCCATCTGCAACAAGTATGTGCCCTGCAGTGTTTGTGCCCATTACTAAATCGTCACCAGTTATTGTAAGATCACCACCTACAACTACGTCACCGTTAAATGTTGCTTTCCCTGCAAGAGCCATGTCAATGTCTAAAGCTGTGATTGCAGAAGCACCATCAGTTCCTTTAATCTTAAAGTTTTTATCTGCAGTGCTTACTGTAAGTTCTACATCTGTTGAATTGTTTGCAATATCTAATATAGATGTACCAGCATCTTTTATTGTTACATTTGCACCGTCAGCATCAAGAACAATATCACCACTGGAATCAATAGTCACATCTGTTCCGTCATTTGTAATAGTATCTAATGCGATACTTCCTACGTTGGTTATATCTGCATCATTAAATGAAGTAGCACCAAGAGTATTTGCAGCTGCTGTAGATGTAATACCACCAGATGCTGTAATTAATTGTGAAGCATTTACAGTGAATGCAGTTGAACCACCAGTTGCTACTGTAATAACATCAGAGCCACTAAATGTAATTGATGTGTCTGTATCCCCATCACCGGCAATAGAGTCTAGCTGTACAGCACCTACATTTGATAGTGCTGCATCTCCAAAGTCTACAGCACCTGCTACGGTTAGTGTACCAGATACATCTACGTTACCGTTTATGTCCACAGTGGTAGCAGCCATTTGTATTTCTGTATCGGCTACTAAGTCAAGCTGTCCGTCAGCAGAAGAATATATGTACAGAGCAGTATCTCTAAACTGTAACTTTTCTGTAGTTGTTAAAAGTATATCGTCAGAAAATTGAAAGTAATCTTCATCTTCCATCCATGTAATCACACCATCATTTGTTTCTCCGTCAAATGTCATTACAATGTCTGTGCCAGCTGTTCCTACTCCAAATGTTGGTGCAAGAAATGCTGCAGCCACTTGGTCAAACTCATTGTTTAAATCAACGGCCTCAATGACACCTCCGTCTACTATTCCTGATGAACTCTGCCTAGTATAAACAGCCATCTATCTTCTCCCTCCCGGTGTAAATTCTAGTTCAAAACCTTTTATAGAAAAAGGAATGTTACTACTTGTATCTGTTATTTTTAATGCTACAGCAAAACCTGAGCCTTCTACAGCCTGTCTTGTTATTGGTAAGTCACCTTGTCCAAATGCAGAAGTACCAAATACAGCTTCTCCATAGTTAGCCCCACTACCTTGAGTAGTTAATGAAAACACGTTTGGCTGTGGTGTATCTATATCATCATAGTTATATCGTAAAAACATGCTTGCAGATACTGCACCTTCAGGTTTCCAGTTAAGATTTACTCTTTGCATATTTTTTCTAACACCCGGATCGCCCATTGTTATATCTGGAGAACGGTATGTTGCATCAATGTTGCTAGAGTATCCACCCCTTGTCCAGACGTTACCTGAATCTTGTTTGTAGATATACCCATCGTAACCACCATGTATCACTGTTTCTACGTTAGATATATAGTCAGAGTCACAAGATGATACCTTCAGTCCTTTTATATCTGCATACTCAAAACCCATTTGCTGTGCATTAGGATTCATTTTAATTGTGGCAATCAACCCTTTTTGTGATCCTTCAAAACCATCGGTAAGAGGATAAAACAAACGGTACTGTGATTTGTCTCTTATTACTAAAGAGGTAACATTATCATAAGTGATGTCGTTAATTCTGTCTTGGATTTGCTTAGATACAGTTCCAAGTTCCACGTCACCAATTCTTGTAGTACCAGCGATTGTTCTAATCCCATCTGCAGATAAGAATATAATGTCACCACCTAACTCCTGTATTGAATGGTGGGCTATAGTACCCACATTTTTTGCTACCTCGGCAAGTGCAAAATCACTTGAACTTGTCCCTGTTACTTTGTAAATTTTTCTTTGGCAAAATATAAATAACTCATTACGAAAAACTTTTAATCCAGTAACTACGTCACCAACTTTTATTTCACCAGCTCCTGTATCAAAATCATCTTCTGTAAATGGCCCAGAAAATATTACAGAATGTGTAGAATTAGACATGCCACCGTAGAACATATGGTTAGCAAAAGATTTTACAAATTTAGGGTTAGTAGGGGCTGTACCACCGCCTGTAGCATTGATTATGTCTTCAGAATAACTTGTATTTAACGTAAAAGCTGCAGCTGCTCCTGTAGCAATTATTATTTTATCATTACCATCATAGTTATACTTGTCAAAATCATATGTGTAACTTGTACCTTTACTTGTAGCCCTACTTGTCCAACTGCCACTTGTTGTTCCAGTATATACAGTGCCACCTCTTGCTGCAATTACAAGACCGTTAAATATTACAGATAATAGTATCCTCTCATCTGCAGTTGCTACTTGTGGCACAATTGTAGTGTTGTATTTTGTAGTTCCGTTTAACCTTCTGTACCCACCAGTTATATCTGGCTCAAAATTAGATAGTTGTAATGCTTCACCCGGTTGCATGGTAAACACATCTTTGTTAAGGATGAGACCTCCGGCACAACTTGCGGTAAAAGGTTTTTGATAAGAACTATCAGGCATTTACATGTATCCTTGTATCTGTCATATATGCTTTAGTATTTATATATTCTGTTCGTATTATTTGCATTTGATTGTTAAACTCTCCTAAAGCCATCTGTGCTGCTTGTGGATCAGATCGTAATACATATGCATAGTATTTTGCTCTGGTAGTTATTACAGATTTAAACCTATCATCTAGATCCATAGTGTCCCCGTGTGCGGATAAGTCTGTATGCACTTTCCAATATTCATACTGTATTGCGTAGTTGCTTTGGTTTGGTACAGGAGATAATCCAAATTTTTTATCTTGTGTGTGGTATACATAGTCAGGTACACCTAAAGAATCTTTAGAGTTAGTTAAATCTCTTTCTAAAAAACTTTTGTTCCAGTTATCATAAGTCATATACCTTAATTTTTTTACAGGTATATCTTCAGAGATTCTTATATAGTCTACATCCATGTTTGTTGCTGTAGATGTATTGTTCACTGTAACAAATGTAGTCTGTGCTGTTGCTGTAAATGTTGTATCTAACACATTGCCAGCACCAAAGTCAGATACAGTTAGTGTTGTATTTAGATTAGTAGTATCTTCAGCTGATGTACCTACTTGCACTTTTAATGCTTGGCCCGTGCTATTTGAATCAAAAACTCTTACTTGTATTCTGTATGTTGTATTTTTTACTGTAGAAAATGATTGGTAAGCAGCGTAATCGTTAAGTCTTAATCTACCGTTTCCACCCGAGTTATACGCAGCACTTCCAGCACCTGCTATTGTTGTCCAGCTGGATATATTAGAGGTAAACTCACCATTTGTTAATAGTTCATTTGGCACAAGTCTAAATGTATCCCAATCTATTTTTCTGTATGCAAGATCGCCACTTTGTGGTGAAGCTGAAGATGGTAAAGCATATGTTCTTTGTCCAGCGTTTGTAACTTGGTAAGTAGATTTGTACAGATCTGGTATTTCGGATAGGGAATTATATACTTCATGCATAGCTTTTAGCACAAATTTTTTCACAGATGTTTGTATTCCTCTGCTACTAGAAAAGTTAGAGGATGTTAATTCTGCTTCGTTTAATTCGTTTAGTACGTTGTTTACTAATACTAGATATGTTGTTGCCACTATTTTATCCCCACTGTTCTCTTGCTTTTACTTTTGCTTTTTTAGAAAGTTCATTATAGTGAAATAATTTTACACTGGTTTTAGTGTGTGTCTTACCAGAATGCAATGTTCCGTCAGACATTTTATGCATACCACCCTTATGGACAGTGCCGTCTTTTTTATAATGATTTACACCTTTCATCTAACAATTCCACTTTCGTAATGATTTATTAATTCTTGAATTAGGATCTCTTTTTTTCTTAGCTCCTGTTAATTTTTTTTTCATGCCACTCATTCTTGCACAAAAACTTTTTCTTCTGTTAGCTGCTTTTGATCCTTTTTTTAATTTAGATGGCTTAGTTGTTACAGCTGTTTTTAGTTTTGATCCGGGGTTAGCTTTTCTATAAGAAGCTACTCCTTTTTTATTTAACCCACCGGATTTAGACTTACCCTCTTTTCTTTGCCAAGCTGGAGTTTTAGCCACTAACTATCCCCTAGCTCTTTTAGCTTTGTTTTTTGCAGAGTTTGGAAATCCTGCTTTCATATTTGCATAAGCTTTAGCTGAAATTGTAGATTTTTTCTTTGTATTACTTGTGCCAGCTCTTCTTTTTTTATTAATGTTTGCATATAAACTATTTTTTGGTTTAGCCATTAGTTATCCAATTTTTTTAATATTAAATTTAATGTTTGTGTAATAGATTTTAAACGAATTTCCATTTCTTCTATTCTGTCGTCTGCAGTTGTTTTAGGTTTATATATTTTTTGTGTAGATCTTACATCTATTGTTGCCATAAATTTGCCTTTATTTAAATTGAGGGAGAGGAATAGCCCCTCCCCCAAAGTTATTTAATACTAACTTACAGTATCGTGTTGAGAGTCAGTGTTTGTGTCAGTTTCATTAACTCCTGAAACATCACACATTACAGCCCACACTCTGATTTTACCAGCAGATGAATCTGCACCACCGATAAGTATGTCTAAAGTATCTGCAGATGCTGCTATATGTCTAGCAGTTGCAGTCAATGTACCATAACCTGTTGCGTTAGTGTCACCGTCAACATAAATGTCAACGTCTCCACCTGTAATACCTAAATCCATAGTAGCAGAACTAGAAAGTGCAGTTATTACTTCTATTCCAGCTTCCATGATTAAAGTCTCTGCAGGTATGTCTAGTACTTGTAAAACATCTGCATTGTCTGGCCCAGTGCCACCTCTAAGTTGAGATAAATCAATTGTGTTCTCAACTAGATAAGGTACCCTTCCATTAGAAGGATGACCTGTTGTGCCACCGGCACCGGTTACATTTAATGTACCCATTTTATATAATCCCTTCTAAATTATGAGTTTAAGTCTACGACACCAGTGAATACGCCTTTGTATCCATCACCGGAGCCACGAAGTACCTTACGACCAAATACGTGAAGACCACGAACTATGTCAGAGAAACTATCTGGATCACGTATTACTTCTGTTTTAGCAATATGTGAAGCAGTAGCTACTGCAGACATATGTCCAAACAACACATCAGCTTCACCTGATGTTGTTGATGGTCCAAATGTGTTTGCTGCTGCAGTCCCTGTTGATCCAACAACCATAACATTAGTTTGATACAGAGTAAAACCATGTATCTTTCTATCTGTTACTTGGCCGTTGAACAAGTTAGATGGACCACCTGTTACAGATGCATCCATTACTTTTGAGTCAGCCTGTCTTAGTAGTTCAAAGAACTGAGGGCTGGCACAAAGCCAACGGTTTTCACCCGGAACGTCATTGTCATCTAATACACGAGCTGCTGTACTAATATAGTTTGCTATTTTGTTACCTGAATTACCAGATATAGCAGAACCTGCAGCCCCTAAAGGAGTTGCATCTGTTGCAGCTCCGTCATTGATTGCACTTAGTACGTTGTAGTCGTAAGATTTCTTCAGAGCATAAGCACCTGAAGATGTTGCAAGAGCCTCAAAGTTTACATGTGATTGTCTTTCTTCTATGTCGTCAACTTTAAATGCAAAATAATTGCCTTGATCAACTGTTAATTGAATCTGATCATCAGCAAGTGTTTGTGTATTTATTGTTTGTCCACGACCATAAGAAGCTACAGTAACTGTTGGTTCTTTTAGAATGTTTACAGTATCGCCATAATTCTCAATTTCTCCGGTGTAATCGGTATTTGTAATAGCTTCAGCAACCGATGCTCTACGGAAATATTTAAGAACTTTTTGACTGTAAATAGCTGGTGCCCAATTACCTGAAGGTAAATTCTGATAACCGGCTGCCGATCCCATTGTAGCCATATTTATTGTTCCTTAAAGTTACGCTGATTGATCAACTCTGCCTTCTCTCATGGCAGCGTCAATATCAGCTTCATATTTCTCAAAGTCCCAAGGTTTCATAGATTGTATTTCAGACATCTTCCAAACTTTTTTATTTCCAGAGTTTACACTCGTAGGATTTGTTTTAGTTTTTAGTACTGCCTGAGCTGCATCTAATTTACGATTTGAGACGGCTCTATTGTTATTTGACGAAACACCCACATCAGCTTTGTATAAATCAACAGTGCGAATTGCCCATTTTGGATCAGTATTGTTTTTACGAATACCATCCGCTATGCTGGCAGGTTGTTCCTCAAGCCATGCTAAAAATTCAGGAGTAGCCTTGATTTCATTAAAATCAGGGTGGGCTGAAATTAGCTGCTTGTATGCTGACTGCACAATCAACTTCTGTTCTTTTTCTGTAAGCTCGTTAATTTTAGCTTTAAGATCAGCAGTTTTTTGGTCAGCCATTTCGTGAGAGATAGTTTCAACAACTTGATATACGTCTGGATACTTTTCTCTAAATTGTTCTAACTCTTCCTTAGTTTTAGGAGGAGCATAGGACTGTTCTTGTTGTACTTTTTCAGCTACTTTAGCTTGGGCAGCAAGAGTTTCTTTTTCTTGCTTCCATTCATTTAGTTGCTGATCATAGTACTTCTTTAGATCGTCATACCTTTTCTTGTAATCATGTTCTCGTTTTTCAGTAGGTATCTCTTCGCTGTTAGGAACAGCACTTGCATTATTTGCATCCATAAAACCTTCAGGTTCTTGTTGGGTAGCCTCTACGGTGCCAACTTCTTCTTGTTTTTCTGGATCGTCTTTGTATACATCGTCTTTATAAGCACCTCTAAACATAGATTCTCTACCATCGTTTTCAATGGGAGAGTCGGGCTTATTTGTAGTCTTCAGTTTTTTCGCCATTTTTGTTTCCTTCATGTGGGGCCTTCTCTAGGGTAGCCACTTCGGTTGTTTTATGTAGGGGCCGTTGAAGAAACGGGTAGCCTACGCTATATTTAACCCGGAGGTTAAAACTCTATGTAAGACCAGCCATTTGGTCTTGTAATACCGGTGGTGTATTAGGTGGGGGTCCTTCTGGAGGAGCTCCCTCTTCCTGTGCTGCTAATTTCTCTTCTGTTTCCTTCTTACCACGGTTATTAATTTTTTCTAATTTGTCATACCCAATTATGTTTGCTAATGCATCTGGTATAACAACCTCTCCATTTGATACAAGAATATCTTCTGCATCCGTTGGAACTTTGCCAAAGTTTAGTTTTATTCCTTTTTGTTCTGCGTATTCTTTTGCACCTTGTATCATTTCGTTTATATCTTTTAATCCAGCGTGTTTTACTGCTGCTGCGTTTATTACAAATCCATCACTCTTTGCTGGTACATCATCAGCTACACCGGATTCGTCTGCTCCGGGTGCGTCTACCATTCCTACAGGACCAGCTGCTACATCTCCGGGACTACCTGCAGGTTCTACATTTTCTTGAATAACAGGCGGAACACCCCCTATAGCCATTTTAGGCATTTCTTGAGGCATTTCAGAAGCATTTTGAGGCACTTCCCTCTGTACAGGCCTAGAAGGTGCCTCCCTTTGCATTTGACCCTCTTGGGCTACCTCTGTACCCAAATCCTCTCTACTAGGCACTCCTAGGGCCTCTAAAGCACCCAAATTATCTAGCTCCTCTACAGAATTTCCAGTTTCTACCTTTACCATCAACATATTGTACTCTTCTAACGCTGGCATCAGTTCTTTCAATCTTTCTTGTTCTTCTGGTGTTAAGTTCTGTTGAATTAACCCTGCTATTCTTTCTGCTTCTGCATCAGGATTGCCTTCAGTCATAAACTCATGGTCTAATTCTTCAAAATTAAGCATCTTCTATTAATCCTGTTACATATTTAGCTCGTCTAGCTGTTTGTTTTGCCCACCGAGAATCTCTTGCTTCTACAGCAGCTTCCTTAAAACGATCTTCTTGTATCAAAGCTAAAGTTTTTTTAAATTTAAGAACACCAGTCATACCTAACTGAAATCTCATGTGCATCAATGCCAACTGTACTTTTGCTGGTTTAGTTCTCCACCAAGATAAGCTGTTATCTAAACTTGCGGAACATTCGTCAATATCATTATGTAGTAAATAGATGGCTTCGTCTTTTGTAATCTTGCCACCTTTTTCTGGATCAATCAATCTACCTACACCGATTGTAGCGTAACCTTCGCTGTCTGTGTATTGGTGAAGTACCAGTCCTTCGTGATCAATCAACGAATCTACTAGTTCAGATTTACGAAATCCATCCACTATCATTTTTTACCTAACATTTTAGTTGCCCAACGAATACCGAGTGATGCGGATATTGCACCGATAAATGTATAGCTGTACCATTCTGGTGCATTGGATACGTATTCCCAACCTAACATAACGTACTCTTGTGTCCACGGTAGAAATGACCCGATAAACGGCATGGTTATCACAAGCAATGCAAATTCATCTTTGTAACTATACTGTTGTTGTTTCAGTGCTTCTATGTCATAATTTATTTCTGAATCAGCAGTTTTTTCAATGCGTTTTATTTCTGCATTTACTTTTGCTTCTGCTATTTTTGCTTTTGATTGAACTTTAGCTGTGCGTTCTTCCATGTATGACTTTACAGGTGCACTGACTAAATTTACAATTGGTCCTAAAAATGATAATAACATTAGTAGTATGTTCCTCCTTGGCCTCTATTAAAGTTGCCTACAAGATTTTTGTATAGCATATCAAAGGGTGTTGCATCTTCGTAGCGATAGCTGATAGCGTAGGCATTGCTTCCGGTGTTGTAGCCACCTGATTCAACAACAACATTAGGTGCTGCGGGTACCCATACACGACTAGCACTACGGCCTCCTCCTATTGTTTTCCAATATCCCGTTTGTGTTGTGCCTCCACCACCACGGCTACCCCCAGTTGTTAGTGTAGTGTATTGTTTACCTGTATCTCCGCCACCAACTTGGTTAGACACTTTGAACGTAATTTTATTATGTTCGTTAGATAGTGAATTAGGATCTATTCCTACAGCCTGTGCATCTACAAGCCCACCACGTTCAAGAGCTGTTTTTTTGTAGTACTCGTTAAATTGTTCCATTTTTGCTTTATAATCTTCTTGGCTCGTAATTGGTTGACCATTATACGTTGGAGTTCCTGTTATCAGCCCTTCTGTTTCAAATATTTTACGGCTAAGTACAGAGGGGTCGTTATAGCCACTATCATTCATAGTATCATAGCGGTTTAATCTAGGGTCAGCCTCTATTGCTTTTGCCCATCTGCTCCCATTAAACTGTAAACCAAATGTTTTTACATAAGTGTTTACATAATCTGCTATAGAAGCTACAGTAGCTTTTCCTGCTGAGGGTTGGTAACCATTATAGCCATATCCTTCTGTAGCCATTAACCTATTTTTTTCTGCTTTAAATTCTGCACCACCAAATTTTGGTTTAGGTCGTTTACTAGCAGACCAAGCACCAAATAACATTTTTGCTCCTTGTAGAATTGCCACTGGTACAGCTGTTGCAGGGTTAAGGAGTGTTATAAGGGAAGTTCCTGCAGAAAAATAATCTTTGTTTTTTATACCATCATATATGCCATAAATACTTGCAGCTTGACCAAATACTTTCATAGCACTAGATCCAGCTGCTGTTTTTGTTACATCGGTTCCTAATCCTGTTGAAAATGGAACATTGCCCGAAGCTCCTATTGTTGAAAAAGTTCCTAGCCCTGTTTGTGTTCCGGCACGTACACCAAGATTTGCTAAACCCGCTGCTGTTCCTGTAGCAAAAGGCACCATAGAAACATTACCTTGACCTGCTAAAGATGCTGGTGGAGCAGAACTTAAACCTATAGAAGATTGAGTGGGGTATGTCCCTAGGTATCCTGTTGAATAGGGTTGGCGATAGCCTCCTTGTGTAACATCATAAGCTCCGGTAGTTTGAATTTCTGGAGGTGGATTTGTAAAAAAATCTCTTATAGATTCATAGCCTTTTATAGCATATCTTTTTGCCGGATCTGATAATTGACTAAAATCTAACTCACCTATTGGTGGTGGAGTATCTGGATCTCCTTCGGCAGCTTCGGCAAGTTCTTCTTCTGCTGTTTTTCCTGATATGCCTACAGGTTTTAATACTGCATCTGGCCCTGTATTTCTTCCACTAAGATCAAGTCTTGTTGGATCTGTAGTAAAAGGAGAAGAACTTTTAAAAACAGCATCTATTTTATCTGATGCAGATTCGGCATCCGGCTCTTCAAAACTAGATAAATCTCCAGTAAACAAATCTTTCTTTCTTAAATTTACAGCAATATTACCTTGAAGTTGCACATCTACTTTATTTGCATCACTAGGTTTTATGTCGTCTGGGCTAAGAGAATCTGCAATTTCTTTTTGCATCTTATCAGCCATAGCAGTATCAAATTGACTTTCTGGTATTTTACCAAAATTTTCTTGGTCTAAACTTACAGAAGCGGAGTCAAATGCGTTTTGTTCAATTGCCATTCTTTTTCATTTCTCTAAAGTTATCCTTCAACTTGAGGAGTATTTCCAGTAAACCCGCTTTCCCCTGCAGACGGTACACCTCCAGTTCCGATGGTGCCATCACCAGTGCCGTTAATGTTTGTTTGTGGAGGTTCTTGAGGTACTCCTCCAACACCTCCCATTCCATCTTGTCCTGCCCCAGTAGCGGGGCTAGGCCCTTGAGTGGGTCCTTCGGGTCCTTCAGGTTGTTGGGCATCTTGCAATCCTTTGAGTATTTCAGCGTATATCTGTGCTTCGTTTACATCGTTTACTAAGCTGTCAGGATCAATATCCTGTGATATAGCTAGTTCTTTTAACAGATTTGGTATTTTAATAAATGGTGCAAGCATAGGGTTGCTTACAGTTTGTAGTAACATAGTTAATCGTTGTGAACGTACTTCTTTTTGCATTACAGAAGCAGCTCCTTTTGGTTTAATTTCAAGATCACCAATTATATCTGGATTACTGTCATTAAACTGCATGTTCCATTGAAAGAAAGCTTCTCCCATTGGTTTAAGTAGGTAATCATCTATATTTTTAATAACTGTTTTTATAGATAATCCTGAAGAACCAAGCAACATAGATAATCCTGATGCTGTTCTTCCTGTGCCTGTTACTCCCGTTTGACCATGCATAATGCTTGGTATACCTGTCTCCTCATCGGCAAGTTGCCTTGCTTTGTCATACATTTGTATGTTTTCACCAGCAGTACTAGGAAATTTTATGCCGTTTACAGCGGTTCCAGTAACTCCTGACTGTCTTCTAAACACTTTTCCGGGGAAAATGTCATAATTTTGTCCGGGTACAAGTGATGTCTCATCTACGTCAAATACAAGATTGCCAGCTAATGCTAGGTTATCTATAGCCATACGTACATGACCATTCATTAACATTTGTGCATCTTCCATGTTTTCTGGTATGCCAACACCCCAAATTTGGTATGGGCTTAGTTCGTATGGAAATGCGTAGTATGGCATTCTTTCTGGAGTAAATGGATTAGCACAAGCTCGTAAAACTTGACCTCCAGAAATCCAGATGTTTACCTGTGCTTGATCTAAAGGGTCTAACTCATCTGCACCTTCAATGCCTATCATTTGAGCAATAGTTGCATCAATTATTCCCCAATATTCTAACACTTCATAACGCTCGTGTTCACTGTATGGTTCATTCTCATCATCACGAATTGTATCTTCAAAATACTTTTCTTGATAATTACCACCCCCAGCAATAACTTCTCGTACTGCTTCAGGATTAAACATAGGCATATTCATAAGGTTACGTAATTGAGAACGATTCATTTTATGACGTTGTATTACATATTCACAATCATCTATGTGTGTTGCAGATGGATCAGGATATACATCCCAAATGCTTACAGCCTCAATACGAGGAACAAGTTTATCATAGGGTGTATATATTCTACCTTCTTCTCCTTCTTCCCACTTATGAATAGTTTTACCAAAATTGAATGGGCCTTTTATTATTCCTGTACCGAGAAGACTAGACTCAAATATAGCATGTCGTAAAACATTTACAGCATTACTGTCAGTAAGTTGGTCATGTATTACTTTTTCCATTGCTAACGCAGAAGATTTTGCAGGAGAAATTTGAGGTTCTCCCATCCTAGCTGGTCCTTCTGCTACAGGAGCTTCTGGACCAAACTTATTTATCATAGAACCTAAGTAGTCTAAATTGGCATCTGCAGCCTCTGTTGCTCCCGGTGGAAAATCTCTACCATCACCTTCAAAACCATATGGATCAAGTATATCATCCGCAGGAGTTTTTAAATGTGCAAACTCAGCAATACCTTCTGGTACTGGAGTGTGTTCTACTGTAATAGGAAATTTTTTATTAGCAAATAAAATATCTACAATTTGACCGTATGCAGCAAGTACTTTAGTCTTAGTTATTTTTATAAATACTTTAGACTTTTCTGTGCTTGTATATTGTGTAGAAGAGTCATACACTCCCCTAAAGTTTTTATACGCTTTTAACCAACGCTCTTCATGAGTTTGTCTACCATCTTCAGCACTACGCATACGTTCTTGAATTAGTCCTACAACTCCAGAACTTTCAGACATTTCTTCTGTTAAATCAATTGGATCAGACATACTGTTCCCTCTATATTATGGTGTGTACTTTGAAGCACCCATTACTGTACCTAATGCACCAGTTTGGTTTGATGATACAGATTTAGAATCCTGTGTTGATTGAAATGGTCCGTTAATAGTACCAGCGTTAGCACCAGCAATGCTTCCATCTAAACCTTCACGATGTAATGAGCTTTCGTTAGCTTCATTCATTGCACCTTGTTTACCCATCTGACCCATTATGTAACCAGATTTGTATGCACCTTTTACTCCTTGTGGCATAATTGCCTCCTTTTAGTTGGTTGTTGTTAAAATCCTAACTCGTTCATAGCTTCAGTTACACGAGCATCTTGTTCTTCACGTTCTCTTTCTTTTTGCTGTTGTTCTCCTCTTAGAACTCCTTTTTGTATTTCAGCACCACGGGGATTATACCCTTCCATCTCAAATAATTCAGAAGCGACAGGAGATGGTTCTAAACCTATAGGTGATAATGCATCTGGAAAATCAAACGGAGCTGCTTCTGTATCAAAAGCTGTTGCTCCCAATCCTGTTCCTACAATTGCAGCTACAGGTTTACCTATTCTTGTTCTTGCTATAAGATCTAATACTTTTTGTGAAAGATTTTTTGGTTTCTTTAACATGTCGTCTGTTTGTGCTCTTATCTCTGCAGCTTTTTGTTTTTTTTCTGCAGCAGATAGTTCTTTATCAGCAATATAAGCATCAGCATCAGCTTGACCCATTGCTCTTACAGATTCCGATTGATTTAAATCTACGGTTGCAGGAGCAGACAATGCTGTTCCGGTTGCTGGTAAAGACTCTTTAAATCCTTTTGCAAGTTGTGTTGAGTAAATTTCATCCGTTAGTAAATCTTGTGTAACTGCAATCCTAGCTGTTTTTTCTGATACGTTATCATATCCTAAATTACTTAGCAGTTGGCTTACAGAGTTTGTTCCGGTGTATGCAGCAACTTTAGCTGCTACCATATTACCAGATTGTGTTACTTTTATCTTATTTGTTCTACTTGTTACGTATCCCGCACCTTCATCTACACCTGCTCTTCCAGTTGCTATTCTTCTTTCAGAATCTGGTGTGCTTAATTCTACATGCATAGATTCGTTTGCGTTTCTAAAATTATAAGATGTAATGTTTTCTTTTACATAAACTTCTTTGTTAGGTTTATATACTTGTACCCCATCTGGAAAAGCTATTTTTAAATTGTCATTAATAGTTTTTGTAGAACTTTTAATATCATTAAATAGTGGCCCAGATGTACGATTACCTTTCTGTACTCGTAGTATATCTAATATGGGATCAGATAAAATTATAGTTTTTTTACCACTCTTAGTATCTGCAGCATTTATAACACCTGCACTAAAATCTATTTTTTCTATATTTAATCCATCCATATCAGAAGGTCTAAATCCGCCTAAAAACATAACTGATGCTAAATTTTTTGCTTCACCATCTAAGTTTGCAATAACAGAAGGGACTTTTTTGTAAAAATTATCTGGAAGTTCACTTATTATTTTTCTAGCACGTCTTTTGCTCCAGCCAGATGCATTTTCATAAGCTTCTTTACCAACTTCTTTTTCTAACAAAGTAGACAGGTAACCTCCACGTTGGGATAGTCCTGCACCTTCAAATACAGCATTTAATCGTACAATAGATTTAAGAACAGAAGGTTTTCCTTTTTTTGCCAAACTCCCTGTTATAAAAATATTTTTAAGTAAGTCGCCCTGTCCTTGAACTTGATTTGGAGTTAATTTAAGAAAAGTAGTCTTTTTTCCTTCGCCTAAATTTACAGTGTCTAAAGATAGCAATTTTTTTACAGCTGCAACTTCTGTTTTATTGTTAGGATTTTTTTTAACTTCAAGATCAAGTAGCTCATCAAATGTCATATTCATTCTATCAGCTACTGCACTTTTACCTGTAAAATCTATTTCAGCCATTAGTATCCAAATACCTCATTTTCCGGCACATATCTTTGGTTTTGCCTGCTAGAATAATACGGTGTACTTGCATTGTGCAAAGATCTCACCATCATCATATATCTCAACGCATCATATGCGTGATCGTCTGCTTTTGTATCTACATCCTCTGGATTATGCTTAGATAGAGGTAATGTAGGTAATGTTCTTACTAAATTCGTGCAATTTTCCATAATTCTTACTCTTGGTTGTCCTCTGCTGTCACAAGCTAGTCTTCTATGCACTTCTATCTTTCCTGCTAGTCTGTTTCTATCTGATGGAATCCATCTACAGCCTTTTCTGTTCATTGTTTCCGCTATACTAGGCCCTAACCCTGTTCTATTCCAACAACTTGCATCTAATACGGATATTTGCATGTTTGGATCGTTTCTTTCTAATTCTAGTATTAAATCACCGAGAGCTTCACCGGTTTTGTTCTTTATATACAGTTCTCTATATATCCAGATGTTGTTATCCCAGTCTATAGCACCCCAAAGAATACAAGAAGGACTACTGTAGCCATAATCTCCGGCACGTACCCTAGCCCAACCATCAGGTGGGTCAAAGGTTTCCACCACATGTAGCGTTCTACTAAATTCTGTAAAAGCTGCCCCCTCTGCGACATCCCAGTCTCCTTCTAATAATCTTTTTCGTTCTACTTCTGGTAAGGAAAGCAACATAGCTTCGTATTGACCATCTATAGCAAGATATGGATTGTCTGTCAACCTTGCTGGTATAAATTTTTTTAGAAATAAAGGTTCACCTTCTTTAGAATGTCCCGCAGGATACCTTATTGTTTTCTGTGTGTCAAATTCCTTTGCCCAAAATGCTGATCCGGGTGGGGATGGGTCTATATACATCTTCTTTACCCACCAACCGCCTACTCCACCGGGGTTAGCTGTGCACCTCATGTAAAGACCAAGCTGTGGATCGGTGCTTCTAAGTCTAGATCTTAGGTAATTCCACACATATGGAGTAGGATACTGTGTTATTTCGTCTATTCCTATCCAATTAAACGCTTGTCCTTGGTATCTTGTTACGTCTCTGTCGTCATCTACGTAAGAAAACCATATTTTAGCCCCGGAAGGGAACTCCCACGTTGATTTTGCCTGTTTAAACACTGCTCCCGGCACCGCTTTCATGTACAATTGCCTACTTTTGTCTATAAGTTCGGTCAATTCTGGTAAAGTACGTCTTAAAAGTAGTCCTCTGTGGTTAGGATTGCCTACATCTCTTAAAACATCAGCAAGAAGTGCGTATGATTTACCTCCACCTGCTGCTCCACCGTACAATACGTCTCTTTCTGGACTTTCTAAGAACTCAGCCTGTGGTCCATCGTTAGATTTAAACACAACTTCGTTCTCAGCAACGTGATTTCTTACTTTTTCTGGTAACGCTAGTAGTTCTTCTTCGGATATTGGCTCTTTTCCGTCACCTGAAAGGGCTGCATCTATTTTACTAAGGCTTTCTTGTAGTTTATTTGCCCTGTATCGTGCATTTATAGCACGTTTTGAATCTTTTTTTGCTTTTGCTTTAGCGTTGGATAACTTTGTTGATACGGCTTTACGTATCTTTTTCCTATCCAGTTTGGCTTCCGCTGCCATCTAAGTATATTCCTAACTTACTACGTTTTTTTAAACCTTCATCAGATATGTATCTATCTGTTTTTGCCAATAGCCACTGGCTTGCTTTTCTCCACCCGCAAGACTTAGCGTATGTTAATGCCTGATCTAATGCTTGTAGCTCTTCCGGTATAGGAGATAGATGTTTTTCATCCTGTGTATCTAACACATACCCAAACGGTATAGTACTGGTTTTTCTTCTTATTTTACCATCGGCTAGTTTCACGAAATAAATCTCCTTGTTTTGGTGGTTCATCGTTATTTTCATTTAATTCATCAATCGCATCTATCTTATCTTGGTTAGAAGCAATCTCACCTATCCATTTATCCATCTCTGCTGTAAGATCAGAATGTTCTCCAATACCAACAGCAGAGTGTAATAGCACATCAAGATTAGCTTTAGCTATATCTATGTTAGCTTCATACTTTTTTCTTAATGCAAATAGTCTCATAGGTTAATCTTTCTTTTCGCCTACAAAGAAACCAATAGCACCTGCTGCACCACAGCAAATCATAACTACGCTTTGCCATAGATCATTTGGTACCATTATGCCTAACATAGCAAATACACCACTAAGTGCTGCATAAGATGAAGGCTCTTTAAACCTATTCATTAATTCAACCATTATTATCTTCTCCTTGGTTAATAGTCATACATGCACAAGGGTTGTCCTCTGTACACGTACAATTTTCGCAGTCGCAATTTTCACATTGGCAGGAACTATTTTTTTTAGCGTATGCAGTATCATATTTTTCATAATTTTCTGTACCCACTGAAATAGTCACCCCCTATTGACCAGCTAAAGGATTATCAAGAGCTCTTTGTAACATAGTTCTCAATCTGTCCTCTAACTCTTTAAGTTTTGTATCTATTACTTCTGCTCTACGGTTTGCATCCGATTCAATAGCAGTTCTTTTGCCATCAAATCTGTCAGATGCATGGTCAATTAGATCTCTCATATCTTTTTCTATATTTCTAAGTTCTAATCTTACTTCTTGCCCAAGTGCTCTAGATCTTTTTTCTATAGCAGCAATTTGATCGTGGGCTTCGTGTATATCTGTTCTTAGGTCTGTACGAATTGTTCTTGCATCATCTTGTGCTGCACCAACTAATTCTTTTACTGCAGACATTTCTGTTTCTATATTTGTTTTTACTGAGTCTAACTCGGATTCTACTACTGTTTCTATGCCAGTAAGTTTTTCTTCTAGTACATCAAGTTTTATAGTAAAGCCAGTAAGATCAGGAGCCACGTAGCCATTTATCTTTTCCTCCATTGCTACCCAACGAGCATAGCCCTCAAAACCAGCCCACAGGCCACCTCCAATAGTCCCAAGTAAGGGTAGTATTAATAGGAGTTTACCACCCCTAATTTTAATTCCTTTATATTCTACCTCGTTACTCATACTGTTGTCCAATCATTTTTTCTATCTGTAGATTTGATCGTACACTAATATAACTTCCTAACGGATCAGGTAAAATTGCATCAGTATAAATATCTTCTGGCACATACCATGTCGGCTGTACCTGTACCACCTGAGATTGGTACGTTATTATATTTGGTCCTAATGCGTTTACAAGAGCTAAAGTTGTAACCTGTGATACAGGATCATAACTGTTAGGTAACCCTGCTATAATTTGTTTTGCTTTTTCTTGCTTTTGTTCTTGTTTTTTTGTTGGTTTGTTCTCTGCTACTTCTTTTGGTTCTTCTTTAGCTTTTTCTTCAACCACTGGCTTTTCTTCCTGTGCCTCTTCCTGTGCTACTTCTTTTTCTTGCGGTTCCTCATCAACTTCTTTAGCTTCCACTGTACTGCTAGTAGTTGTTTTTTCTTCTGCCTCAACTTCATTTTTAGTTTCTTCTTTAATCTCAGGAGTTTCCATCTCAGTATTAGCAACTTCTACAGTCTCCTCTACATTTTCTGGTGTAGCCTCCTCTACAATTGGTTGTCCCACTACTTCTACAGGTTCTTGTACATCATCTACAGTAACTTCCAGTTCTTGTATTTCTGCTACCATAGTTTCTACTTCTACCATTACCTCCTGCATGGACATTTCCCCCATATCCATATCCTGAAACATACCCTCAGAGACTCCAACATTTATTGTTTCAGGCATACCCTGTTCAAAATCATCTGGCATAGACATGTCTGGCATATCTAAATCAATCATTACCACATCGTCTATGTTTATTTCCTCAAAACTATCTTCATTTGGTAATGTTGTACTTGTATACGAATCTACAAGAGTTAGCGTTGTTTCTTCTTGTGCTTGCAATGGTTGTAGTATTTCTACCCATGTTTCTACAGCTGTGGTTATTACGTTATAATTAACTGTGTAGGCTACGTTATCAAAAAAGTAATTATTTGCTCCACCTACTCTGATAAATACTTTATCTAAATCTCCAGCAAAGTCATGTAAACCTGAATACGTTGTTGGAGTTTGATTATTCTCTAAGGTTATTGCTCCTGTATCCCACTGGAGTATGTTATCATTATAACCTTTTGTTTGAAAATACCCTGTTGTGTTTGCTTGTGAATGGTACATTTGTAGTTCCCATTCTAGTGTACCTCCATCAGATATGTGAAAATCACTTATATCTACATACTGATCAAATGTTGTTAGAGAATTTGATGTGCCCTTACCACACGTTCCGGTTCCAAAGTAGCTGCTGCAGTCTGGCATACTTGCTGATCCGATTCCTCCCCAGTCATAGTCCATATCTCCGTGCTTGGTGTTGCCCACAATACCCGTGTCTGCATGGAGGATGTCTTCTGTGGTTTTGTTTTCCACCGTTGTAGTCGTTTGCGTAACTTCTCTAACATCGCCTTGTTCTTCTATTTCCTGTACGACAGTGTCGCCTTCTTCTAATAACTGTGCCTGACTATATGAAGAGTAATATAAGAAGAACAGAGAAGATACCAAGAGCACCCTCATCGGTAATAATTTCTTCATTCCTTACATTCTCCTTTACCCATCGTTCATAATCGGGTCTTTTCTCAGGATTCTCTGCCCAACCTTTTGCAGCGTCTAAACCAATCTTACCAAAATATGGACACGGTGTACCTGCCATTTCCATCGCTTGGAACACTCGTGAATCCTGACAGAGCATTGCTACAGCTCCAACTTTCATTCCCATTCTGTACAAAGACCTAGATAATTTAAGTCTTTCACAGTTTAAATCCCTAACGGCACCTCCGCCAGCTAAACCTAGTATCTGTGTCTGCACCGCTGCACTCGCTGCAAAGCTACAAACATCTTGATTATTTACCACAACCGATGGGGCATTTGCTGTGCCAACCGTTCTGTCTACCGTAGTAGTGCCAGATACCGTGCTACTCGTTGATGTCACCGTATTTGTCTGGGCCAAAGATTCTCCTTGCCCAAAACTTATGCAGGCCACCAATAAAATAGCTAACCACCATTTGTGCATTTCTAATCCTCACCGTTGTCTTCCACTATGGGCATTGCCGACTTGCTTGGCATAAGTACAATTCCATGCAGTGCCTTTACATCATGTTCTTGTTTTTCTATTTTACCAAGGCCAACCCTGTCTAATAGCGTTTGTGCTGCTTTTAGTCTGAGTTCTTGTCTAGGGTTCAACCCATCATCATTCATAGATTCTACTACCCTAGATACAGCAGTAGCCGAATTAACGGCTAGTTCTCTTTTGGATATATCTACAATTTCGTCTGCAAGGGCTTTTACAAGCCAAGTTCTAGAAGAAGGAGAGTATCCCGCTTCCTCACAGGCTGCGGATATATTGCCTTTGTTTACGAAGAGAGCATCAAGAAACTTCTTTTGTTTCTCTGTAACTTCCTTTTTCTTTTCCTGTGCTAAAAGTGCTGTACTCACCCGTAAGTCTGTGCCTTTCTTATTCCGCCACCTTTAGCGTACATCTTCTTGTGGACCTTGCCACCACCCATCATTTTCTTTTTCTTTTTAGGGATAACGCCTTTAGCTATAAGAATATCCGCTTGAGTAATTTTACCGTCATCAGAGTAGTCTGGAAAATCAGCCATATGTCTTTGCCTTTCGTATTCCGCCACCTTTAGCGTATTTTTTCATTGCTTTACCACCGTAAGCCATCTTTTTCTTTTTAGCTTTGCCACCGTAGGCTTTCATAGTAAAAGAATCATCACCCATTATGAGTATCCCTTTTTTCTTTAAAGACTCTCTTGCTTCATTTTCATGGGCTAAAGTTATTTCTTTTATAGTAATTCCGGGATTTAAATTTATAATTTCTTTTCTAATTAAAGTGCCCCCTTGGCCTTTTCCTACTATTCTTTCTGCCACCCTCTAGATCTCCGCACACGCATAACAATTAATTTCTAGTCCTACTGCTACTTCTATTATTCTTGGTGATTTCCACATGATATGTATCCTTTTATGTTATCTTGGTTGATTTGTCTTGGGGGATACGGAGCATAGACGCTCCCTCCGGAGATAGTATATTAATTGTGCTACCCCCCAAGGACTTAAAATGATGCAGCACAACCCGTTAACCCCTCGTATGTATAATCTGTTCTTGTGAGGTTGTGAGTGTATTTGCACTACATATGTCTATATATTATACAGCGTATATGCAAGTTGTCAAGTAAAAAGTTACTTAAATGTGCTTTTTTTATTTTTTACTTGACAAGTCTGAAATACGGTGTATAATAAGGGTAATCCCGTTGGGTAATATACCTTGTACCCTATAGGGCTACCTTAAGGTATGCCGAGGTGATCCATGTGGAATATCCTGTAGAGATAGCTTTCTGGTTGGAACTAACGGGATGCCCAAAAAAATCTGGTAGGGTGCCTAAAAAATACACAAAATTGGTAGAGATTGCATACGGTATACCGGGTACCCCCCAGTGTCCCTTACGTGCGGGTAACCCTTTGTTTTTATTTATTTTTCCTGTTAGTACCTCATTGATGAAACCACCTTCCAAGATATCCCACAAGATAATATTGCAAGTAGATATAAGGTAAAATAAAAGTTCCGCATCATGCACACGCAAAAGATAGGGGCTGACATTTTCTCTGGTTGTGAAACTTTTAGGGCTACTGTGTAGACTATAAAAGCGTATCTTACAACACTACCCATAAAAAAAGCCCTAGCGGTTAAACTAAGGCTCTTTCCTTTGGGGATAGGGTTGTTTAATAAGAGGTAAGAAGGTTACCAGATTTACCCGCAATATTGAACAAAGGTTGTAAACAGTTATCCTTTAATGGTGTACTGTTTAAATCTACAAGCTTATACTCTCCAGATTTTACCTTTTGTTTGATCTCTTTGTTAGGTACTCCAAGAAATCTTGCAAGGTATTTAGAAGTAGTGGCGGAGTAATTCCAGAATTTCTCATCTAGTTCAATAGTATCCGTTGCATTGGTTCGCCTTGCAATTATGCTTTCGTATGACTGAAAGTATGCATCGGAATTAGTTAAAGTTATTACAAATTGGTCTTTAACTTTATTACCTCGGTTGCTTATCATATTAGAAACGTACATATTATCTCCTTTTGTTAGTTAAAATATTATCTACATGGATTATATACAGAAAACTTACGGCATGGCAAGGGAAATAAAAAAAAGCCTTGTACAAAGGAATAAAAATATACAAGGCTCTTCTTACGGTTTTTGATTCTTTAATTGTGTATTTTATTGCATATGCTCCCCTTTCTCCGTTGTTATAGAACTTTTAAACTTTCTTAACTCCTCACACTCTCCATAAGCATTGACTAAGTTCAACGTCTTTGAGAATGCCGACATAAACAAATTGTAGTTTCTTTCATCCAGACAACTAACTGCATAATGTAATTTATCCGTAGCGTCTGCAATGTCTCCAACTCTGGTGTCTGCTATTCCCATTTTAAGTAATGCTTGTTTAAAATAATGATTTCTATCCATAGTTTTACCTTTCATCAGATGTTAAAGTTAATATTAAGAATGTTGCACTGCCAACGCCAAGCAACGCCAAGAGACAAATAAAGTGTATCCAAGAATAATATCCCGTATTGCTCTCAATAATTGGTTGCATAAGTACAATGCCAAACAAGGAATATATTATTAAAAACCATGATACAATGTATAAAAATATAATCATTGCTCTTGCCCTATTATTGCTTTTAATTGACGGATTATATTATTCTCTCCAGCTACTACACCCAGATTAAATAAAGCTTTATCACTGCCATTAAACGTTGCTCCTATATCCTTTGCAACAAAAGAATTAACCTTAGCTTTACTAACCGAAGCATATAAATTATATACTGCTTTCTTTCCTGCACTGTCTAAAGCCGTAAGAAATAATTCTTCTCTGCTGGTGGTTTCTTTCTTCTCTTTTTTATCTTGCATAACTTTCTCCTGTATTGAGTTAAAAATATATCATAGCATACATTTTATATAAATTCTCCAAAAAAGCAAAAAAAAAGTTAGATACAGAATATACCTAACTTTTTTCCCTATAATATAGCCATTAAAATAACTATAATAATTATAATCCAAGCAATTTTAAATACTGCATTTATTAACTCCATTGACTTCGCCTTGTGTATTAGATGTTAAAAGTATATTCATTATGCAACCGCCAATGACTCTAAAGTCTGCCATGCTTGACTATCCAAAGCACCACGCACAAGTATTTCTCTATCTTTCTGTACATTAGCTTTTTGACTTCCTTTTCTTCCCATGCTGACTTCTTTCATTTCTCCTTTACTATTAAGTTTTTCATAAGTCTCATCAGTGTGGGTAGACCAATGCGTTAATGCATTATATAACGCCCAGATAGTTTTACCAAGGCTAGGTTGCTCTTGTTCATATCTGTACATAAGATAATCCGATAACACCGTATTAACAAGTTTAGTATCAATAGTAGTACTATCTGCAATGTCTCCTAAAGTTTCCACTGTTTTAGATTTCTTTTTACAAATAGAGTGTGCCAAAAATAATGCCACTTGTTTATCGGTAATCTTGGCATTGCTCCATTGTTGGAACTTTTCTGTTTGATTGGTAAAGACGTCAAGAGTAGATGATATTTTAGCTAAGGCAGAATTTACAGATAATCCAGAAGTATGTTTTCTCCTTTCATGATAGAACTTTTGACCACCGAATACAAGAGTATTTAAACACAGGCTACGGTATGCACCTGTAAATGTCTGGAATGACCATGCACCGTCTATAGAGTTAAAGATATCAGAACGTAGTGTTACCTCATCACCATCTTTTACTTTCATAGTATGGTCTAGAAAATGTACTGTTCTTCTAGTCTTTGCACCACCATCCCATAGTTGATCTATGACTTGTACATTAGATTTACCAATATCTGCACCAAGTAATTTTTCAGTGTGTTTCCTGTACAGATCAATATGCGGAACTAACTTATACTTCTTAGAGTGGTTTCCCATGAAAGCACCATTATCAGAACGCACTACTGCCATCTTGCCGTCTATTTTATGTTCGGTAGCATTATGATAGTAGTGCATGTTTACAGGCTCTACTCCAAAGTCAAATAAAGACATGTCATTTAAATCAGTGTGTTCATATATTTCTGGTAAGATATGGCCTGTTTCCATAGCAATATCTGGTTTAATTTTTGGTTGTATTAAATCGTACGGCATTTTCTTTCTCCTATTTTGTTATTATAAAAAAACTATTCTTATACAGAATAAAAAGGATTGCAAATTATTTATTATTTATTTTTATTCTGTACAGGTAGCTTATTTTGTTTTCCAACATCTCCAACGATATGGTGTCTTATATTAGTACCATAAGGAAGTCCCTGTACAAACTTTATTAAAGTTTTTTTATCTGAATGGTTTCCGTTGACATTTTTTCTCGTATGTTCCCACTGCAACCGAACTCTTCCATTTGTACCATAACAGCCACCTTGCTCCTCCTCACCGACTAATTTCTTTTGATTGCCATGACCATAGAAAACTATGACAAAATTCCTGTTTTTTCTAGAGCAAAGATCACAGGTATTGCAACCGACATTTTTATTATACTCTGACGGACAACGGACAAACAGCACACTATCTAAAACAAAGTTTTTATTGACATTTTTATCTGACAAAGTTACGACTGTCGGATAACCCTTCTTATGTACAGCAAGAGCATCAAGCAATGTATCGGTTGATCTGTTAATAGTAGTATGGTTTTTACTATCTTTTATTCTGTACAGAAAGTTAAAGTGAAAGTTTTTGTTTTTGTTTAAAGATATATCCTCAAATTTAAAATGGGAATAAGTCCACGATCTGCCACCTTGTACTTTAGCATCTAATACAGCATCAAGATAATCCCAATCTATTTTACTTGTAGACATAGTGCTATTTGGGTTTAATGCACAGTGTTTTGGACAAGTGCCAAAAACATCATCATCTCCAGAACGATAGGTTACAGCACAGTCGGTGGTTTTAAGAGCCTGACTCTTTTCAACTACCTTGAGCATGTTTCTTTCCCTTCTGCTCAGTTATGATTGCTTTACCCTGTACAACCTTAACATCTATTTTCTTTCCTGTACCTAAATGATAACCAATTCTAGCATTTAATTTTATTATATCATTTTTAGTCTGTACAGTAATGACTTCATGTAATTTAGTTTTTTTCATTTTACTTTCTCCCTGTTTGTACAGAGATACATTTATAATATCTTTAGAAGTGTTTTATTATAATAACAAATATCTTTATAAGTGTTCATAAATGTATCTCCTACAGAAACTAGATCACAACTAAAAATACTTGTCAACGAATTTTTTCTAAAAGTATTTGCAAATCTCTTTTTGCATCAAATTCGTGTCTGTACAGGGTAAGTAATTTATCCTGTACAGTATTCTTAATTGCATATCCGTCTTCATGTACAATAACGACATATTTATCGGTTGACATTTTTTTGTCTGACATTTTTTTATTATTCATGGTATCTATCACACATTTCGCTGACAAAATCGTACACACTGTTCTCATGGTACTCATCATTTAGTTTTAAATCTTTATATTTATCGGTTGACAAAAGTTCCATAGCTAACGCATAAATCTCAGTGAAATCTTTATCTTGTCTGACAAATTCTTCTACCTCACATTGAAAGTCAGTTTCTATATCTAATATATCTTGCTTGTACTGTGTCATAGTTTGTAGCTTTCCTGTGTAAACCATTTAGGCATAAGCCTTGACTTTTCCCACTTGGCTATGTCTTTCTTATCGTTGACATAATATCTCCTGTATGCATGTACAGGATCATCAAATGCACACTTGTATTCTTCTGGCATACACTGTGGGTGGGGTGTACCATAATCTCTAATTGGAAAAGCAAAAGAACATTGATACACTTCTAAATCCATAATAACTTGCTGACATTTATGTATCTTGTTATACCTTCTGGTATATTCAAAGCATAACTCCATACCATGTTTCCATAACCAATCATAATTAAGTAAACTATCTCCTGTCCACAGTGTACAAGGATGTTTCTTGTGTACTTCTCTATAGGGTACTTTATCTCCCTGTCCATGTCTGTGCCATACAGAACATAACATCTGTGCTGTTTCCAATGGCATCTTGACAATGTGTTTGTCGCATTGCATTTGTGCTGACTGTACAGGACACTCGTCTAGTATGAATATGTTCATGTTAATCTCTCCACCTCATTTAAATATAACTTTCGGACATTATCTGGACAAGGCTTCTTCTCTAAACAATCATTACACATAACAGAGTCGTTTGGTAATCCCCACATTTCACCTTGAAAAAATGAACACTCATCTTC